ATAGGAGTTTGTCTTGCAATTATTATTGGAATAGCAGGTAGTCTATTAGCATACGATACTATTCAGGAGGACTGTGACTTATTAAATGCTTTTAGAATTAGGGGTGAGGTTTATAGTTGTACGAGGGAGTATCATTACAATGAGTCTATCTAATATTTGTCATGCTTGTGGACATAAATCCGTAGTTAAAATTTATCGAGAGTTTAAAACAAAGAGACTTAACAATACATATTATTATTGTGCTACTTGCTATATGAAAGTAATTAATTCTTTTACTAATAGACCTAAAAATGAATGGAGGAAAAAAGAATTATGTTTAAAACCCATAACCCCAAGATAAATTCTTATGCTCAGAGAAACGCTGACAATATGACTGATGTTATAATGATGGTAAGTCTTAGTATTCAACAGCGATGGAGTGGAGTTGGTAATATGTTGTCGAGTGTAAGAATTTATAAAGATAACAGTCTGTTTTTATGGGGAAATAAAAAAAGAACTTATGAATATGTTATAACCCATAAACATTTTATACATGGTAGCATGTTGGCAGTTATAAATTCTAGAAATTTAACAGATCATGCCAAGTCAATATCATTAATGAAAATATTTTTAAAAGTTCCGGGTTTAAATTTAGTAAAGGCCGGATTTGTTTGCCAATTAATTGCTGGACTAGTTGGCTGCATGGATATACATAATATTAAAACTTATGGGGTCGCTGCTAAGTCTCTGGAATATAATAAAAATTGTAAGACATCAAAAGGAATTGAGAACAACCGAAAGAAACTTATTAAATATATAAACTTATGCCATGATTATGGAACCGAAAACCTTTGGGATAGTTGGTGTTCAATGTTAGCAGATAAATATCCTAAAGATTTTATAGATGGTAATCATGTGTCTGAGTTACATTATACTTATTTAATTGGAGAATAGAATGACTACTATAAAGATAGGAAATAGATTTTTGTTTTTTAAAATATTAAGTAATGAATGGCATTATTTCTGGCACAGTGCTAATGTTTCTGCGCCTATAATTGAGGGACATTTTTTAAAATATTTTGAGGAGTTACTTGGTATTGATGTAGATAAATTAACTACCGAAGAACGCTTTTCAAAATTGATGATTAAAAAATATTCAATTACTGTAAATAAAAAAGAAACCTATTATGAGTTTGAGGATTTTATTCCTCAAACAATAGTAATGTTTTTAGAAAATTATATAGGAGGGCATCAACAAAATATAAAAAACTTTAAGGAGTAGTAGATATAAAGTAGTAAATATGATATACTTATATGTAGTTTTTAATAACTTATTATTTTAATTAGGAAAAAATATTATGAATAATACAATCGACTTGTTTGATACAACCCCTGCCTCTTTAACTTTAAGAGAAAAGAGTTATGGTGATGCAGATTTTGATGTGCAATATCATTCTCTTTATGCTATCCATAAAGATTTAAATGGTAATGCAGATCGTACTCAATTAATACCTAATAGAGTTGTAAGTATAAGGGAAGATACTCAGGATGTTTTAGGTATCCACAGCTTAAAATATAAAGGGGTAAATTTTAAGGATGGGATAGATCGGTGCAGAGAAATAATAATTAAATCCGATTTAGCAGATGATTCTATTATAGAAGATATAGGTGTGACTCCTAACAGTAGACAGTGTATAGTTAGTTATGTTCTTCCTAATGTATTAATAGATACTCCCGATGGAGATCAGGCAGAGCTAATGATTGTTATGGCTAATAGTTTTAATGGAGTGTGGGCTTTTTCAATTAGGGTTGGGCTAAGATTAATGGCTTGCCTTAATGGTATGCTCAGTAACACTAATGGTTTAATTTATAAATCAAGGCACAATAGTAGATTAAATTTAGACCACGCAGTCAGTGTCATCTCTAATTCTTTACCAATATTATATGAGCAGACAGAACTTTGGCGAGAGTGGTTAGCCACTCCCTGCTCCACTCCAGATGTTTTAAAAATTATTGGTACTGTTACTGATAATAAATATTTAATAAATAATCATAAGGATACCTTTGTAGATGTTTTAAATGATGATGAGACTAGACGATCTAGAAATATAGCTCACCTCTGGGATGCTTGGAGCAGATACCAACGTACTTTAGGGCCAAATATGTGGGCTATGTATAATACTTTAACTGATTGGTCTACTCATGTTGAGGGAATTAATAATTCAAAACCTAAAAAGATTGGAAGCATTGCTAGTATTAGGACTAGAAGAGAAAGTATAGTTGATAAGGTTATCTCTGATCCTGATTTATTCCAGCAAAAGGTAGCCTAGAATACTAAAGAAAGGATAAAGCATTATATTAATTTAAGGAGAGAGCTAATGAAAGGTTATGTTTAAAACCTGGAAAAGATTTAAAGGCAGACCGCTATACCCCCAAGAACCTTATGCGAAAAGCGGGGGGGCTATTAAGTTGAAGGATACTAGTAGAGGGTGCATCCGATACTAGAGGGTAGCGATAGAGTAGTGTGGTTTAGAGGCAACGGAGAGGTACGGTTGCCCCTGCTTTTAATTTAAATTATGTGGTTTTTAGGGGGTGTAAAAGCCCCCTCTTTTTAAGGAAAGAATTATGAAAAAAGTGAAAAGTGAAATGAAAATATCAGAAGCCTTAAAGATAATATCTGATGTAGATAATTGGGGAGCTGACGATCTCGAATTTCAGTTAGCATTAGATAAAATAACTGAGCAATTAGGAATGTATTACGATAAAAGAACTGAACAGTTTGTTACTTCAGACACCGGAGATATTATATAATGATTACTCATATTCAAGATAAAGAAAAAACTATAGCTGCCTTCCGTTATATTTGGAATGAGTTAGATAAAACTTGGGATGGTGATGAACGTCCAGAAAATTGGGATGAAACTTGTGAACATATGCGAGTTATAATGGAAGGGGTTGGTATCGAATATAATAAATACGGAGATTTAAAATGAGACATCAATATTTACTAAGCGAAATTCCTAATGATGATGTAGGTAAATTTTTTATAACCCAACTTAGAAAGTATTTAAATAAAGATGGATGGGAAGTGAGAGTTAGAGGACAGCATTTAAAAGAAGGATTAAATTGGAGACTATATCAAAGAGGTCAACCAATAAATTGTTCCACACACGTAAGACTTTATGTTAAAAGGAAATAAAATGAATATATTAATAGCAATGGAAACAAGCGGAGTAACGCGAAGGGCTTTTAAAAAGTTTTCAAAAAAGAATAATCTTAATTGGAATATATATAGCTGTGATTTATTACCCGCTGATGATGATGGTGCTGGCGGCGGTTCTGGCTATCACATTATTGGAGATGCCATTCAAATTATTAGAGAATTACAATGGGATTTAATTTTAGTTCATCCCCCCTGTACAGCCTTAGCAGTTAGTGGCAATGCTTGGTATGGAAGAGGAATGAAGAAACACTCTAAAAGATTAGAGGCTATTCAGTGGACTACTGATCTTTGGAATTTAATAAAAGGACATAGTAGATTTGCTATAATGGAAAATCCTGTCGGCGTTCTGCCATTTAAACCTGCCCAATATATTCAACCCTATGAATTTGGACATCCCGAATCTAAAAAGACAGGGCTATGGTTACATAACCTGCCTAAATTAATTGCTACAAATAATGTTAAAAATATATATGATTCTCTGCCTAAAAAAGAACAAATGAAAATGCACTATCTTTCACCCTCAAAAAATAGATGGAAAATGAGATCAAAAACTTATAAGGGGATTGGTTGTGCTATAGCAGAACAATATGGAACCTGTCTACAGGTTAAACAGTTGGATCATAGCTGATGGAACGCTTAAACTATGGAACGCTTAAACTATGGAACGCTTAAACGATGGAACGCTTACTATATGGAAAACTTATTATGATCAAAGGCATTAGATTTTTCGATGACTCCGAAGATGATCCTTCAGAATGTGTATGGAAATATGAAATACTTAATGAGGTTCCGGCACATAGATTAAGATTAAAAGATATAAAGATTCTGGATGATTGGTATGATGATGGAAGGAAGAAGAGTATACGGAAGAAAATATTAAAAGATATTAAAGAGGGTAACTTGCATCAACATTTAACTACCCATACTTATAATGTTACTACAATTATGTATGGATTTTGTACAAGCGTACAAACTATAACTATAGGAGAAAGAAATGGATGATGGATACGAAGAAAAGAAATCAATATATGAATGGTTAGCTGATTATGAAGCAGCTTTAGAAGGAAGTCCTTTAGAAAAAAAAGAGGACATAGAATTTCTTGAAGCTCTACAAATCGTATTGAATTATTTAAAAGATAAGGAACCTGATCTAATTCATTAGGCAAGGTTCACAAAGAATGCTTTTACTTATAACTAAACTATGTTATAGTAAGCATAATGGAAAGAAAGATAAGGATATTATTAAATTGAAATGAAAATACATACCGAAAGGAGGTATATGATATGGCTGTACAAACTGGAATAGCAGTATGGGCAAGTATTACTAATCCTAATACTACGTTTGACCCTGTGTATTGTCTTAACTTAGTTGTAGAAGATAAGATCGCCACTGAATTTAAAGATCGTGGGTTCCCTGTAAAGGACATGGATGAAGGGCCAGCACTTGTAATTAAGCGCAAAGTAAGTGGGCCGAATGGAAGCACAAGACCTGCTCCTAAACTTTTCGACAGAAGTAAAAATGAAATTGATGTTTCTGTTGGCAATGGATCGAAAGTAAAAGTTCAGTATAAGGAATGGGAAGTCACTCGTCAGGGTAAAACTTATAAAGGTCTTGATCTTCAAGCTGTTCAGGTTCTTGATCTTGTATCTTATAATGCTGCTGGCGATGAGTTTAATGTAGAAGAATCTTTAGAGGAGGATGATGAGCTGTGAAATTAAAACCGGAAGATAAACCTACCATTATCTTTCGGACTGAGTGGGGAGACTTCGATGTCTCCCTTTTCAGTTCTGAAGGTAAGAGACAATACTTTCTAGCACAACAAGCTATTAATGATTTAAAGGGGCTGACCGCTCAATGTGAATTAAAAAAGATAGCTATTCAATCTCTTCATAATTTTATTATAAAGAATGAATGCACTCCGGGCTGTGAAATAGCTGAGGAAATAAGTAAACCTAAAAAATCAAAGGATTAATTATGGCTTTTATAAAACATAAACTCCCATGTCCTTCATGCGGAGGGAGTGACCCTGTGTCTTTAAATGCAGATGGATCAGCTTGGTGCTTTAGTTGCCAAACTAGACTCACTTCTTATAAAGAATCTTGTGATGCTCCACTTAATGAACCAACAGATATTAAAACTTATAGGAATAATTCAATGAATACTGCCGATGGCTCTTTTGTATCTTTAACTGACAGAGGTATCTCTTTAAAGACTGCAAAAAAATATGGAGTGAAAGCATTAAAGAATACTAAAGGAGAAATTGTAAAACATTTTTATCCTTATTATGTGGCTAATGAAATAGAAGGTTACAAAGTTAGGGAACAAAATAAAATGTTTTCATGGAGGGGTACATCTCATGGAACTGGGTTGTTTGGAGAGCAGTTGTTTCAGACAGGAGGTAAGTACATTACTGTAGTTGAAGGGGAGTGTGATGCAATGGCTGCTTATGAATTACTAGGTTCTAAATGGCCTGTTGTTTCTATAAAGAATGGAGCCTCTGGTGCAGTCAAAGATATAAAACAAGCGTTAGAGTTTCTAGAAAAATTTGATGAGGTTGTTATAAATTTTGATAATGATAAACCTGGGAAACTAGCAGCTAGAAAAGTGGCTCGTTTATTAACACCGGGAAAGGCTAAGATATTAACTCTTCCTGAAGAATTTAAAGATGCTAACGATATGTTGCGTAAAGGTAATCATCACGCTTACGTTACATCTTGGTGGGCTGCTAAAATATATACACCAAGCGGAGTTGTAAATGCTAAGGATTTAAAAGAGAAATACTTTAATAGAGAGAAGATGAACACTGTTCCTTATCCCTGGGCCGGTCTTAATAAAAAACTTTATGGATTAAGAAGCGGAGAACTAGTTACATGGACGGGAGGAACTGGTCTAGGTAAGTCTAGTGTTACCAGAGAACTAGAACACTGGTTAATAAAAGAGACTGAAGACAACGTAGGAATAGTTGCTTTAGAAGAACACGATCTGAGAACTCTGGATTGTTTAATGTCTATTGAAGCAAACGATAGATTATATATAGATCATATTAGAGAGAAGTATGATAAGGATTTTTTAGATGAACTCTATACTAAAATTTATGACAACGGAAGGGTATGGATTCATGCTCACTTTGGTTCCAATGACATAGATGAAATCTTTAGTAAGATTAGATTTATGATTATTGGCTGTGATTGTAAATGGGTAATAGTAGATCATTTACATATGCTAGTATCAGCTACTACAGAGGGAGATGAACGAAGAACCATTGATAGTATTATGACTAAGCTACGTTCTATCGTAGAAGAAACCGGGGTAGGTTTAATATTAGTTTCCCATCTTAGAAGAGTAGAAGGTAACAGGGGGCATGAGAATGGAATCGCTGTAGGATTAAATCATCTCAGGGGTTCCCAAAGTATTGCACAATTATCAGATTGTGTAATTGCTTTAGAAAGAAATCAACAAGCAGAAAACGAAGAGGAAGCAAATACCACTCACCTACGTGTTTTAAAATCTAGATATACTGGGGATGTTGGTATGGCAGCACACTTGCTTTATGATAAAGAAACTGGTAGGTTGTCTGAGATTGATGAAGAGTGTTTTGATAATGATGATGGAGGAGAGTTATGACATCTTTAGTATTTGATATAGAAACGGATGGGTTACAGGCTACTAAAATCTGGTGTGTTAGTATTTGTGATATACATACAGAAGAAATAAATTCTTACTATGGTGATGCTTTAATTGAAGGAATTAAAAGATTAGAAAGAGCCGACAAATTAATTGGACATAACATAATTGGTTATGATATACCAGTAATTAAGGAACTACTTAACATTGATTTGTCCAATAAAATTTTGGTGGATACCCTTGTATTGTCCAGATTATTTAATCCGGTACGAGAAGGCAATCATGGATTAGAATCCTGGGGGTTTAGAGTGGGTCTTCATAAAATTGATTTTGAAGAATACGAAACTTTTTCCAAAGAGATGGTTGAGTATTGTGAAAGAGATGTTCTTATAAATAAAAAAGTTTATGATGTTTTAAATCAAGAACGGCTAGGCTTTTCAAGGGACTCTATTAATTTAGAACAAAAAGTATATGCTATACTTAATAAGCAGAGGGACAAAGGATTCTTATTAGATGTTAAGTTCTCAAGTTTATTGATAGCTCTTTTACAAAGCAAGCTAGATGAAACAGTTAAGGAAGTTCATAAAGAATTTAAACCAGAAGAACATACATTAATTTTATATCCTGTAAAAACAGCGGCTGGTAAACTTTCTAAGATGGCGGTGGATTCTTTAGGAACTAAATACAGATTAAATTCTGAAGAGTATGATGCTTTAAATGAGGCAGATCACCTTGAAAGAATAAACCGTGTTGAGTTTAACTTGGGTTCTCGCAAACAGATAGGAGAATACTTACAAAAGTTTGGTTGGAAGCCTGTGAATCTTACACCTACTGGGCAACCAATAGTGGATGAGGGTACTCTAAGAAAAATAAAAGGTATACCGCAAGCACAACTGATTGCTGATTATCTAATGTTTCAAAAGCGTATCGCACAAATTAAATCTTGGTTAGAAAAGGCAGATGACTCAGGCAGAGTACATGGTTTTGTTAATACTAACGGGACTATCACGGGACGCATGACACATAGAGAACCTAACCTGGCCCAAGTGCCTAGCCCTTCTTCTCCTTATGGTAAGGATTGTAGAAGTTGTTGGATCGTACCACCTGGATATAAGTTAGTAGGTATAGATGCCTCTAGTTTAGAATTAAGAATGTTAGCCCATTACATGAATGATAAGGAGTTTACTAATGAAGTTCTCACCGGAGACATACACACCACTAATCAAAAACTTGCTGGACTTAAATCAAGAACTCAGGCAAAGACGTTTATCTATGCCTTCATTTACGGAGCAGGAGATGCTAAACTTGGAACAATTGTTGGCGGGGGTAGAAGAGATGGTCAACAACTTAAACAACGCTTCCTCTCTGGTCTACCATCACTTGCGAATCTTAAAAATAGAGTTACGAGAGCAGCAGAAAAGGGATACATTAAAGGATTAGATGGTAGAAAAATATTTATTCGCTCCAGCCATAGTGCATTAAATGCTCTCCTTCAAGGAGCGGGAGCTATTGTAATGAAGAAAGCACTACAGCTTCTTAATGAATATATATTGGAAAAGAATCTTGATGCTCATTTTGTAGCAAACATACATGATGAGTGGCAGATAGAAGTAGCTAAGAAAGATGCTGAAGAAGTAGGTAAACTAGGAGTGGACGCTATTAAAATAGCAGGTACATTCTTTAACATGGAATGTCCTTTAGATGGTGAATATAACATAGGAGATAATTGGTATGAAACTCATTGAAAGTACACTCAGCGAAACCGAATCAAGGATTGCAAGGTTTATTGGAAAGCAAAGATTTAAAAATGCAAGATCAAAAGGAATTTACAATGCTCGTAAAGGGCCGCAATCAGACCTTGAAACTGATTTAGAGGGAGTGGGGTCTGAGCTTGCTGCTGCTAAATTATTAAATTTATGGCCTGACTTACAAGTAAACAAAATGCCAACCCATGATTTGAAAATTTTTAATATAACTATTGATGTTAAAACAACAAAATATAAAACAGGAAGACTTATAGCTGGTCTAGGAAAAATAGATAAGCCTTGTAATTATTATATGTTGATGATAGGCTCTTTACCAACCTACTCTTTAGCCGGGTTTGCTAAAAAAGAAAAACTTTTAAATAAGAATACAATCACTGATCTTGGTTGGGGTAATTTACATGCCTTAGATCAAAGAGAACTAATGAG